AACCGATAAAGTTGAACCTAATGAAACTTGAATAATACCCAAATTTGGATCAGTAATTGATGATGCAAAAGATACTGCTGTAGTGGATCCATAATACTTTCTCAACTTTGCCTCAAGGGAAGCATTAGTTAGTATTAATGGGGTTCCGGTTCTAGTATCCTCTAATTGAAAAGACGTATCAAAATCATATCCTTGTTCAATCACAATATTTGATACATAAACAGACATTATTTTATGGTGCTAACATACCTTTAGATATTTATATGAATTGACTAGGCTAGTTATTCTTTATCAATTCTTTAAGAAGTGTCTTAATTTCTTCAATGTCATTTTTCATTTTATCTAATTCTTTTTTACGTAAATCTTTTTGTGCTATAGAATTTACATATTGATTGTAATTGGCAGTATCACAATTTATGATACCGCCAGAATTTTCATCTCGATATAGATTTGAATTTCCCTGTACTTTTATCATCTGAGTGCAATTACTCTAAGGTCTGCTAAACGAGGTGCTTGTGCCTGATCTGTACTATTCATTACTATTTTAATCCCATATCCAGTAAATAAATCCAAATTTTCAATCGTAAACTCATATTCCAAAAATTCTCCGTCAAGACTTGCTCTAATTTTTCTATCAGGTAATCCACTATTTTTGGATGGATTAACAACTAAAAATCCTTCGGTAGTTTCTTTCAAATTATCATATCCAGGAAATAGTTCATAAGATTGTATAATTTCACTAGAATCTGCTTTTGTTGTAGTATAAAGGACTCTAAAATCAGAATCTCCTGGTCTTTCTGCAGCAATAATAACTTTTAATCCGGAAGCTGGATTCTGGAGAGAGTTTATATTTGAGTAGTATACTGAAGAATGTGGATCAAATAATATCGAATTTACACGGCTATCACCAGAATAATCACTAATTGGTTTGTTTAATCGAGGCACATTAAGTTCTGTTCTTGCAGTATCAAGATTAAGTATTGGAGATAATGCAGAATTCGGATCATTAGAATTGAATGCAATTGCAGTTGTAAATGATTTTTTTCTTGGCAAAGTTGTCAAATACTCATTCTGATTTACCTCTGAGGCAACCATTCTTAATGAATTCAAAGAATTTAAAGAATTTAATTGAATTTCTTGATATCCATTATCATTAAATGAAACTTCATTTCCACTAACACTAGTTGCAGTTATAGTTCTAACTTGTCCAGTTACAGAAGTTGTTGACCCTGGAGTCAGAATATCGTATACTGGATTTATTGCATCATAAATTAAGTTTTGAGTGGCAACAATTTCTCCTCCACCAATTAACTTTTCATCATTAAATGATAGTTGAGGAGAACCAGGACCTGGTTCTCCGTCATTCGATCTTAAACTTCCGTTATTAGATGACCTACTAATTCTTACATGATAACTATCAATATCTATTGGAGAAACAATAGAGGTTGTTATCCCATTAACTCTTCTTAGTGAAACACCACCAAATTCATATTTTTCTACGTCAGCATCTACAAAGTGATTAACTGCAATAGTATTATCAATTCCTCTACCATTACTACTAATATTTAATGTTCCGGATCCTAAACCTTCATATTTAATAATTTCATTTCCAATTTTTACATATCCTGGATATGATCCCGAAACACTCTTCCCTTCAAAAACTACAAAGTTTGCTGTAGAAGCAACACTGATTGTTGTCACATCACCAACATTTAGTTGAGAATCTAATACAGTTGTCGGAACATCAGATTTAATGTTGTCTATTATCAATTTATTAGTAGTGGAATACATTCCATGATTAAAATGATCCACCTTAAAGTAATTGCCAGAATATACTCCTCCATCTGAAGAAGAACTTATAATGTTTGTTCCTGCAGCAGATACAATTGTAGATGTATCACTATAATAACTAACTGCAGCACCAACTGCAAATTCCTTTCCACTTCCATTTCCACCAAATTCACCTTGAACATTTGAAAGATATAAAGTATTTAATCCTGTGATTCCAGTAATTGTAATTCTAGAATCTCTACCAGTTTCTGTGGATGTTAATGAAGTTTTAACTCCAACAATATCTCCTACTTGATATCCACTTCCAAAGTCAATAGTAGAGTGTCCAACTCCAGTAATTGTTCCAGTTGCATTTGTAGTAATGAGAAGTTTAAGATCTTCACCTTTTCCTGATATATTATAAGTACTTACTACTTCATTAGTAACACTTACGGGATAATTTATACCTCCATCTGTAATACTAACGCTACTAACGGAACTTCCTTGCCCAACAACAATAGCAGATCCTCCATTACCATTACTTCCGGCAAGTTTTCTGCCAACAGTTACAATACCAATAAAATCAGAATCTGTTGTGGTAACAATACCAATTTTTCCTGTTTTTGGAAGAACAGTGATTGGATTGTTATTTAATTTTCTAATATATCCATTACTTACATCTAATGGTGGATTATAAAAATATACAGATCCTGTTGTTTCGGTAAATTCTGCTTTGTATAATTTAAATTTAAGGTCTTGATTTTGATCTGTTGTCCAAATAGAACCATTTTGAGATTTAAATAATGAACCAAGAGCAAACTGTTGAGTATAGATTACCTGATCAACATCTGGAAGAGACTGTGTATTAACAGTTTTTTCTCCCATAACCGCAGTCCACACTTCATATTCGTCACTTTGTGCAGAAATTAGAACAATAGAATATTCTCTTCCCGGTGCTAAGAAAACGGGTTCTGGGAATTTGACATTAGTTGCAATTTCTCCGGTATCCGATGTTTGAATGAGTTGAGTTTCAACACCATTTTCATCAACAGATCTAGGTCTAAGAGTTACTGATGAATTGCCAATAACTTCTAAGGTAGGAGTTCCTAGTAATGTAGATCTAACTTGAACTGTGATAGGTGCATTACCACTATCAATAGATGCAAAGTACAAGTCTACAGAGGTTAAAAATGCTCCATTCACATCATCATCTGTATCAATATCGGACTTAACTTGAATATTTCCACCAACAGTAAATGTTTGAGCAAGAGGATCGGAATATGCTACCTCAACATTTCCCCCAACAGTGGCATTTATAGTATTATTAATTGTGGTAGTTGTGGTATTTGTTGTTACCGTAGCTTGGAAGTTAATTAAAGTTGCAACTGCAGTATAATTTGTTTCCGCAAAAGAGACGGAATTACTTCCAGGCAATCCAGGAGAATTTGTAGAACTTGACGTAAGTTTATAAGTTTTTGTTCCTGTAGATATTCTTACATTAGGTCTTGGTGCTCCATTTGGATTTCTTAAGAAGAAAGAACCAATAAGATCTCCATAATTATCCGATATTAATCTAATATCTTTCACAAATGCAATTGCTCTACTATTTTGTCCTACCAATTGCATTCCTTTTTCAAGATATCCGAAAAAGTCTCCTTGAGAATTTTCTGCAAGTGCTGCAGTATCTACATTAAGAATACTTGATGATGAACTATAATTACTAGATATAGAATTTATTGGATCGTATGGATTTTGATTATAAATTGATGTTGGTGAATTGAAAGGTCCAAATTTATGATTTGGAGAGCAAACTCTAAATCTTATCCTTTCTTGATTATTAACGGTTCCAATTACAGTTTCTCCAATACTAAATGTAGCAGATGCTCCATTTCCAGTAAGTTGCCTATTGTTAGAAATTTCAATTAACTTAGGAATTAAATCAACACCACTATTACCATCCAGGAATTGATAAAATCTTGTGTTTGGTTTGAGATTAGAAGCATTAAATTCAACATTTCTAGACCTCATAAATTCTTCATCAGGTGTGCCAACTACCTGATTGCGAATAAATGTATCTACAGTATCAAAACTACCACTTGCAGTACTACTAGCACTTGTAGTGCCACTAAGTCCACTAGCAAAATTTCTAAATGTATTACCTATATTACCTCCACCTCCTCTAAATCTTGGAGCCAATGGGAGAACTAAAGATCTATTTTGAGTAAGATCTAAATTATTGACAAGATTGACTTCTTGTCTAAATCTATTGCTTACATTTACATCCTGCAATTGAACTGTTCTAGTCCAACTATCGACTTCTGGTTGTAATTGAACTACACCATTATAAACGACAATATTAAAAGGGTTTACATTTTCTACTTTGGTTGCGAATGGTTGCTCTAACCAATCAACTTGATTGTATGCAAGAGTTAATGCTCGACCAGTTTTTTGAATTGCAGGGTCTAATAAAATTAAACTATCATCATTTAAGTCTAGTTCTTGTGGTGATAAATTATCTAAAGTTGCTACTAGAGAATCTAATGAATTTCTACTAATATTTGGATTTAAAGTTCTAGTAGATTGATCAATCAAAGTTGTTGAAAGAAAGGTATCGAACTTAGAATTATCAGAGAATGAATCAACAAAAAAACCACTTTTAAATCTATCTCTACCTTCATTATCTTGAATTCTCAAAGTATTTGCATTTATTTCGAGAAGTGATAATGTCGTCACTCTTTCTAAATTTTCAACCCTATCTTCAATAAGACCAATATCTCTCATGGTGTATCTTCTATTATCAGTTAAGATAATATTTGCATTGGATGTATTATACAGATATGCAGGATATAAAATTGTTGCAAGTTCTAAGAAATTTCCTTTTTTACTGGGTGGTTTTGGATTTTTTGAAGATATTCCTTTTTCAACAACAAAATTGCCAAGAATGTCCAAATAAATTTTATCCATTCTTGGAAGATAAAAACTTTGATCTACTATTGCATTTTCTTTTGGAGCTAATAGTCTTAATGGAGAAGTGTTAAATGACCCAGTTCTGGCATTAAAATCAAATGGTGATTTATCAATTGTTACTGCAGGATTAAATACTGCCACTCTAGGTCTAAAATCTAAAGTATCTGTTGCTCTAATAGACCCTCCAATATTTGGAATATCTTTAGAAAATCTTTCTGCATCGTAACTATCTACAGTAAATACATCTCCAGTATCATTTGTTGGGACCGTATAATGATCAAAAACTATCAATAAACGACGAGATGGTTCATGAATACTTTTTCTTCTCTGAATTCTTGAATAATCATAATATTGATTTTTCTGTCCCTTATTTAATACATATGATTCTGTTATATCACTATAATTCCCCTTTGTTATAGAATCAATTTGAGAATTGATTTCTGATTCCTCAAATGCTACCGATTCACCTAAAGAAAATTTATGTTCGTTTAAATAAACAACTCCCAATGTATTTGCAGATTCGATAGTAACAATTCTAGCAATAGTATTACTTGAAGACCCTATAATATTTTCACCAATTAATGAATTAGATCCAACATTAGATATAACAGGAAAACCAATTACATCTAATGTTGGATCTAATTCATTTAAAGATTCATAAATTGAAAGAACCTTGACAACATCTGGATAATTTAATGATATTTCTTCATCTTGAACTCTTAATCCATAATATGAATTATATGTTAATCCATCATTTTTAGACGTTGCAACAGCATTTCCAGATTCTTTTAATTTTGATCCACCCACTAATAAAGTTCTACTTCTACTATAACTTTTAACTTTACTTTGAATGTTTCCTTTTGATACTGTTACATTAACAACAGTATCAGCAGTTGAAAGTGTACTATCGAGACCCCTAATAGTTACTGTATTTCCACTAATACTGAATACATCCGAAGTAATCGTTCCTATACCTCCTCCAACATATCCAACACTAAATCTTTCTTGATCAAAATTGACCCAAGATATATCAGTGATTCCAGGAACATCAGCAGTATTGATAGTTATAGTATTGTCAGAATTATCAACATCTTTTCCAGTCAATTGCTCCATAAGGAACAGTTGAGAACTAGAAAGATCAATATTAGATGCATTTGGTTCTGATAGAGGGGCAAATAAAGTTCCTGAACCTTTTACTACTGGTGCTCCTAAAAATCCATTAACTTGAATATCTGATGTTGGAAGTGCTCCATTAAATACTCCAGCAACAGATGATAATGCAGAAATTTCGAATGATAATGCATCTGCTGCAATACTGGATATTCTATTAAAATATTCTAATGGAGAACCAGATTGTTGATATCTAATTACAGTATCAGTTCTAATGCCAACAAAAGTTCTACCTGGAGAAGTTACAGTAGAAATTCCTGCCCCAGATGCAGTAATTGTTAATTCAGATACTGCTCCTGGAAAATTAAATTTATCCAAAATCGAATCTGCTTCAAAATTACTTCCGCCGAAAGGTGCTGTTTGTTTTACTGACTTAATATTTTGAGTGTTATATGCACGAACTTCAGTTATAGATCTTGGAGATTGTACTCCATTAATAGTTAAACTTTCACCTTTTGCAAAAGTTCCGGAAGTTTGTCTTAAAAATATTTGATTTGATGATCCATCTGCTGTAGCAAATCCTGTTGCTCCAGTGCTATTCCCTTTAACAAAGAATGACTGTTTTATTTCATCTGAAGAGACAGATTGATTTAATGTTAATCTTGTATATGTCTGAATATCGTATAATCTTAAATCCCAACTAGATGATGCATTAGAATATGCTGCATCAGTTAGACTAAACGAATATACTCTTGCTTCTCCAATTTTAGTTCCTAAGCAACCAAATTGTGCGTAAAGATCGATTGTTTCTCTTACCTTTGCTAATCCAGTTACATTATTAACTCTTAGTATATTTCCCATTTCAAATGGAACTGTAGTATTCTTAATATCTGCAATATCTCTGGGTTTTTCTACATCAATAATAGAGGTTGATATTTTTTCAATATCATATCCCTGCACATATGCCTTTCCTGGTGATATTTTCAGTACTGCCAAATTATCTGTCGGAACATTTCCTTGGTCTGTCAGTTCATTACCGAAAAAAGTTCCATCATTACCCAATAAATCATTTAAAGATTCTTCTAAATTTAAATCAAATTGATTTAATGTATAATTTCCAGATTCATCAAAAGTTCTTTCTGCAAGATAATCACGAATTCTATTATAATCAGTCTTAGTCGTAATTTTTTTAACTTTGCCATTTTTGACTCTAAGCAATTCTACAAAATCAGTATCATTTGTATCTGTTAAAGGTCTTTTTGTAAGAGATAGGGATATTTTTAATCTATCTGCTCCTGGTGATGCATAGTTTGAGAATCCTTTTGCATTATCAAACAATGATTCATCTTGTTTTGCATTAACAAGAGATTCATCAATCTTTAATCCAACCCTATATGATGGGGTATTTGTATAGTAATCTAAAATTATTATTTGTGATAAAACTTTTATAAAATATCCTCTTATAAAAAATATTCCTTCTCCAATTGATGCTGAAGATGCAATACTAGTGGAATTTGAATTTACTGTAGATGCAAAAGGTGATCCTGCATTTATAGTTGTATTTCCATAAACAACATTTTCATTTGTAGATAATAATTCTCCGTCAACAAACTGCGAAAATTCAAAATTTTCATTCGATTTTAAGTATTTTACATATAGAGTTATATTATCTACTTCATTACTTTCTTCTGGAAAAACTATCTTTTGAACTTTAGCAGTAACTCCAGAAACTTGTCCTGTTATAGTTTTTCCAATAAAATTCTCAATGTATACTGATAAGTCAACTCCAAATTGAGTTGTATTTACCTTAACAGAATAAAATTGTCCATCATAACCAATATTTCCAGGGATCACCATCGATCCTTCTTTAAATACATGACTCCCAAAATCTTCTACTTGATTTTGAAGTATAGATTGTAAGGTTGTTAATTCTCTAGTTTGAACAGGATATCCTGGCTTAAATAGTACTTTTAAAAAGTTCTTCGACGAATCAAAATCATCATAATATGGATTGATATTTAAATTTGTTTTTTGCGACATTTTTTTTAGAATTCCAGAATAATTTTGATGTCTTCTTTTTGCCTAGAGTCTCTCGTTACAATAGAACGATTGTCAATGTAAATAACATCTCCCGTATTTTTATTTATCTCAGGACTAGCAAGACCTGATGAAAAGGTAACACCCAAATTAATTTCTTTAGATCCAACTGTAGTCGTAATTCCAGTGAAATTTGTATCAACTGATGCTACATATGCTGGATTAGAAATCGTATTTGCTGACGATTCAAAATTAATAATATTTGCTTTACTAGTAACATCATTTCTATCAGTTTGATCTAAAGTATTGGCAAAGTTTAGAGATCTATCTTGATAATATTTTAATACTTTAGTTTCGATATCATATGATGCAACATATCCCCTTGCAATAGTGCCATTTGAAGTAGATTGTTCAATTTTATCACCAATAGTAGGATTATCGCTAAAATTTGATGTTAGTTTAATTGCTCCTAATGATGAATATGTATTTGCTGTATAAACACTTGTAGAACTATAGTTTTGTGGATTTTTTATAATTCCAACCTGAGAAAATTTTGTATCTGTCGGAAAATCCAATGTAGAATCGTCAAATCTTGAATATGCAAGCACCTTATCTGATCCCAGTTCATCGTATATATTATAACCATGACCTCTTGATGGAGGAATAATTGGTATCAGTTTTGCTGGATTTGAAATGGTGTCTGTTGTAGAATGTCCAAAATCAACAATTCCAAATGTATATCCAGTGCCACCAGAAACAACTGTTGTTTTGATAATAGTTCCAGACGTATTAACTTCTATATTTACTTTTGCTCCCGACCCATCACCCTTAATATCATAAGTACCTTCAGTATATACACCACCTCCTCCATCTTCAATATATACATGTTTTATTTGATTATCATTTATTGTTGAATCACCAGAATCTCTTACAGATTGAATTTGGAAATTGGTTGAGGTTGACCAATCACTCGGAAGAACAATATATTCAGTAGAGTCAAATTTAATAATGTCACTTGGAGATATAGTAAACAAGTATTTCCAAATATATCCGTCTCCACTTTCTCCTGCAGCAGATGGCTCCAAATCTGTAAAAGTTGGCTCATCTTGAGATGTATTGCCATTTAGATTTGATGTTCCTCCAATATCACCATGAGATCCATTATAGATGCATATGTAAACTTTAAAATCACTATTAACAACATAATAATTACTGTCATAAAGTCTTGCACTTTGAGAAATTGGAGCTAAATTTTCAATACTGTAATCATGACGATACATTTCATAACGAACATTTGTGGTCCAATTAATTTTTCTTACAACTCTTCTAATATTCGAACTATTTAATTTTTTGCCAAATAGTGCAGTATTTCTATAATGACTTAAGTACTGTTGATTATCAATAGGACTTGGGGGGTTTGATGGAACATCTCCCCATGCTGAAGTCCTACCAAATCCTACAGGAATAGATGTTGTTCCGGGATTTGAAAGTCCTAAGAATATATAATAACTATTATTATCATTCAACACAGACTCTATAAAATTATTAGCATTAGCAATTCTAAATTGATCTGTTATTATAGCAGACATATTACGCAGTTTTTTAAATATTTATATCAATAAAATTGAGATATTGATTATTCCCCCTGTATCGTTTCTGGAAGTGCTCCAGTAATCCTAAGACCTTCACCCCTTCTCTGAATTGTTGGAAATGTTGATAATCCAACATCTACAGTTTTTCCAGTAACACCAATAGAAATTGGAGTAGATGATCTTGTAATTGATGTAAATAATCCCCAAGAAAATTCACCAACATAATCTCCACTTGTAGAAAGACCTGTTATATCGGTTCCAGAATCAATATTGCAAGTAACGATACCAACATGATCACCAAAACGGGATAATTGATGAATATAGTAAATATTATCTAAGAAGGTAGTTCCAATACCAACTACAGAAGTATTTGAACTATCCACTGACGTAACACCAGATCCAATTATAGTGTCTTTAACGAATATTGGATATCCAACCTTCAAATCATCTCCAAAATTTGCTGTTCCTGTATTGAGGAACAATTTGAGTGCTAGTGGATGTCCACCAGATCCAGAAGTAGTTCCTATCCCTGTTACAATTCCAGAAAATCCTTTACTAAATTCGATTTTACTAAGATTTTCAATATTCGAATCTGGGAGAGGTGTAATTATTTTGGGTTCTATAGTATATCCAAATCCAGGATCTGTAATCGTAGTTCCAGTAATTACCCCATTAGTTATTGTTCCTGTAGCTTGAGCAGTAGTTCCAATTCCAACGCCAATTTGAAGTGGTGATTGGAACTTAATATCTACTGTCGATCCTACATATTCATTGCCACCATCTACAATTGTAAGAGCAGAAACTGTTCCTCCTACACCAATAGATGCGGTAATATTAGCAGGTGAGGGATCCAATTTACCATCAATAATAATGGCACTCATAGTATATGCGGTGTCAGAATCAAGATCATAATCAAAATTACTTATATCATCAACAAAAATATTATTATCAGAATCTGTAATGTCCTTAATAATTTTGGCAGTTGGGTAAATTTGAGAAATTATAGACTGTCTTGTCTTATAAACAAAATCTCCATTAACTATTCTATCAGTTTTTTGTTTTTCCCATGACATAGGTTTAGGATTAATTTGATCAACACCTTGATCAACATATAAACTAGTCTCAAATTTATCAGAAAAAGATATATCAAAAAGTGTTCTTTCATCTTGGGTGATAGTTTCCGGAATTGTGGGATTTTTATACACTCTAATATCATCACCTTTTTCCAGTGTTGGAATAACATTATTTACAAGTAAATCATCTTGACCTCTAGTTCCTCTATAAAAGAAAATATCAACTTGATCTTCAGGTTTTGGTGCCGTACTGAATGAGAATGAAGTTCCACCCTCGAATTGATAAGAAGAACCAGGATCTTGAATAATTCCATTAATAATGATGATTAAAGTATTTTGAAGTTCTATTATAGAATTTTCAGGTTTTTCAAAACTCAATATTGAACCATTATAAAGAAGTGGAAATCTTATTCTTTCTCCATCTTGATAGTTTTTAACAGAATCGATATAATCAAGTTCTCCAAACTGCCAAGAAGCAAAATTATCACTGAAAGTCTCTAAAACTGTAAACTGATATTCTGAGATTGGAGACGCTAAATCTTTAGCAGTAACAAGTCCAACTGGTGTAAATACATCACCTTTTCTGAATGAATATCCAGATCTTTTTATTTTGAAGTCAGAGATCTCAAAATAAGTTGATCCAATACCAGTTGTGGAACTTGCACTAACATTGATATCTAATAATAATCCAACTCCAGAATCAGTCGTCGCCCCAACACCAATTCTAGAAATGCCTACAATTTCAAGATTTTCATATGTTGGTTCGGAAACAAATATTTTTGGATTATAATATCCAGTTCCACCAGATCCAACAGTAAATGTTAGTGTTCCACCAGCTCCAATATTGGCTGTTATATCAGCAACATCTCCAATATGATCATCTTCATAAACACTTATCCCAATTGATACTATTCCATTATATCCAGAACCATTAATATCAGTAGATCCGAGTCCAACAGAAACAATTGAACCGTCAGTAGCATCGACGACAGCAGTTACTGCTGCACCAGCAAGAGGTGCGTAACCAAGTCCTCCAGTTGATCCCAAAGAAACAATAAGTCCTCCTCTAGGAATTTGATTTTGATTTACATCAGATTCACTAATAATGGTACTATTGGAGTCTGATGCATCTTCCCTAATACCACTGAATAATATTGATGTTATTCCTATGGGAGTTTCTTGTTCTATAATATTGAAATTATTATTTGGATTATTTGCAGCAGATGGTGTTTGAAATATTCCGTTGATAAATACCAGTCCATTTCCCCCAATTGTTCCAATACCTATAGTGTTTGCTCCACCTACAGTAAGTGTAAATGTTCTTCCAATTCCAGTAAACTCATCAGAAATATCATCAAAAATAGTATTTGTAGTATAGTCTTTTCTAAGAAATACTCTACCAGAAAAATCTGATGTTTGGAATACTAAATTATTACTTTCTCTTTCGACATTAGGGTTACCTCTAGGTGCTTTTGTAAAGAAAATTCTATCATTGGCAATATTGTAAGATCCTTTATAAATTTTAGATGATGTACCGTCTGTATGGGATGTTGAAGATGATCCAATAAACCCTCTTTCAACTTCAATCAAAGATTCTGTTCCAATATTAGAAATGGGTCCAATATTTGTTGTTCCAAATCCAACATTAACAATTTTCATGTATTCATCATCAATCCTCAATATATCAAGAGGATATATGGTTGAAATACCACTTAAAGTGAAGATAGTTGCTGTAGTTGAAATACTTCCACCATTTCCAGATAAACTTTGCACAATTTTAGTGGAGGCAATTGGATATTGTGTGATATTATTAATAGCAATGATAGATTTTTCATTTCTCTTTGCCATTACAAATTCATGAGCATTTCCTTCACCTACAGATGTAAATGTAACGGCC